GACGCGGCGGCATTTGTGTTGGGCGGCAATAGCGGCATCCGCGTGATGTGGCACGTCACGATCCACGAATTGCACGAGATGGAGGAACGGCATTTGACGATCAAGGGGATACGGGATTATTTGGGGCTGAGGTGGGCAGCGTGAGTAGCTCACGTGATAACACCTTCTGCGGAACGCCACTTGACGACTTTTGCCCAGAAGTACGCGAGGCGATCGTCATGGAACGCCGTTCGCGCGACCTGCTTCGTCTGATTATGGGTTTCGACGAGACAGACGCCGAGATGTGGGCTCGCGCGGACGCAACCATCGCCGCGTTTCTCGAGCACAGAAACGATGTTTGAGATCCACGTCAACGCGCAGGATGTGGTGAGCACGCTGGACAATCTGGCGACCGCGCAGATTCCCTTTGCGTTGTCCAAAGCGCTCAACGCGGTCGGGAACGATTTTCAGGCCGATGAACGCGCGCGCTTCGACGCCATATTTTCTCTGCGGCGGCAGGAGTTCATCTTTCGCCAGGGCGTGAAACGACTAGGCGGCGCGGCGACAAAGGCGAACCCGTCAATCACATTCGGCCAAGATCCGCGCGCCGACTTTCTCGGCAAGTTTGAGATGGGAGGGCCAAAAACGGCAATCGGCGGCGGAAATATCGCTGTGCCGATCGACGTGCGACGCAACAAGCTCGACATCGTGACGGCGGCGAACAGGCCAAAGGCTCTCTTCGACAACAATCCGGATGTGTTTGAGATCAAACCGGGTGACGGGAACACGCGTCTCGCGGCGGGCATCTATCAGCGTGTTGGCCGCGGCAAGCGATTCTTAAAGAAGCTCTATGCGCTGGAGAAGTCTGTACCCATTGCGCCAGTCCTGGGCTTCGAGTTGCAGGCACAACAGACAGTGGCACGGCAATGGCCAATCCGGTTTGGTGAAGCGTTCGCGTTTGCGCTAAACACAGCACGTTAATTCTCCAACAGGAGCATCGTATGGAAAGCGTCGTCGGCATTCTCATTCTCGCGTTTGTGGTGTGGTGTTTGCTGCAACTGTTCACCACGCAGCCTGCACGCACGATCATTCTCGTCGTCGGAATCGTGGTGGCGCTTGTCGGTGGCGTGTGGCTGCACGTCGGGCATACGGTGATTGTGCGGTGATGGACGGCAAGCTGTGCGCACAATGCAACGAAGTGCGCTCGCTCAATTGCTTCTCGACTAATGGGCCGAGCCAATCACTGCGGCGACTATGTAGGCGTTGCTGTAAGGCCAATGCCCGACGGAAAGCGGGGTGCAGGCTGCGTTCAGAAATCCATGCGGACGGCGAACGGCGCAAGCTCGAGCTGGCCAACAATCGAAAGAAGTGGCTGTGCTGCAACCTGATTGCTGAACATCCCGACAGAGGATGGGCGAGGCAGTACACGAACGGACTGTATCGGGCGAAGTACGCGCGCGATCCCGATGCGGAGCGACAGCGAATGCAGGTCTATAAGCAGGCGCACCCTGACGTTGCTGGGCGGCACCTTGGCGGGAGCAACCGCCTCAAGGCCGCGACGGTATCGGACGGCACGCTCACTCGGGAGGTATTGCGCGCTATGATCGCCGGAGCGGTGGAGTGCGCATACTGTGGCGTCGATCTTCGCACGACGAAGAAGAGCTTTGAGCATGTGATACCGCTATCCCGCGGCGGCCTGCACTCGATTGGCAACGTGATCGTGTGCTGCTGGCCGTGCAATCGATCAAAGCACGCGCGCACGCCTGAGGAATGGCGTGCGTCGGAGCGCACGGCGTGACCGCACAAGAAGTGTGCCACAGCGGGTCCTTCCCCACCCTCCACTCGGGTGTCGGACGAGGTCGGGCCCGGGGTAGAGACAGCGTTTTCCAGAGTCGATGGCGATGTCGCAACGCCGATTAACGAAGGCCGAGACACTCGACCAGCTCGGAATCTCCCCCAAACAGCTCGAGCGCTACATCTCGGACGGGATGCCCTGCACCGGCACAGGTGCCAAGCGTCGCTTCCCGTGGCCCGAGATTCGGGCCTGGCGCGACAAGCTGCTCGTGGCGCAGGGGAAGGCGAAGGCCGAGCAGCAGGAACCGAAACAGAAGGGCGACATCGCGAAGGCGTTCGACCGGAAGGTGATCGCCGAGGCGCAGCTCTTGGAAATCAAGGTGGCTGAGGCGGAGGGCCGCTCGATTCCGATCGAGGTCCACGAGGAGCGCGTGCGCGGTGTCTGCGAGCCGCTGGCCGCGCGGTGCCGGTCGCTTGCGCGGTACGCTGGCGACGTGCAACTCGCGAAGACAGAGATCGAGGCGGTGGCGCTCCTCGACCGGATCGGGGACAGCCTACTGCGCGCGCTCAAGGACACGGCGGAGTCGATCGACGACGGCGACGAGGAGCTGGATGCCAAGGTCGCCTGAGCTCCTCGCGGCCCATCGCCGCGCGGCGGAAGTCGAGCGCCGCGTCATCCGAACAGTCTTTCAGCCCCCGCCCAGAATGCGGGTTGATGAGTGGGCCGACGCCTATCGGTTCCTGTCGCCCGAGGCGTCGGCCGAGCCAGGGAAATACTCGACCGCCCGCGCCCCCTATCAGCGGGGGCCGATGGAGGCGCTGTCAGACCCGCGGGTGAAGATGGTCGTGCTGATGTGGGCGTCGCAGCTCGGGAAGACGGAGATCCCTAACAACTTCATCGGGAAGCGAATCCACCTGGACCCCGGGCCGATCCTCATGCTGCAGCCCACCCTCTCGATGGGCGAGGCGTGGTCGAAGGACCGCCTGGCGCCGATGCTCCGCGACACACCCGTCCTGCGGGGGAAGGTGCGGGACGCGCGCTCGAGGGACGCCGACAACACGCTCCTGCACAAGAGCTTCGAGGGCGGGCACCTGACCATCGCGGGGGCCAACTCCCCAGCCGGTCTCGCCAGCCGCCCGATCCGCGACGTGCTGTGCGACGAGGTCGATCGCTACCCGGCGTCCGCCGGCACCGAGGGCGATCCGATCGGGCTGGCCTTCCGTCGCGCGTCCACCTTCCGGAACGGCAAGAAGCTCATGGCGAGCTCGCCCACGATCAAAGGGCAGAGCCGGATCGAAGCCGAATGGCTGGACTCGACCCGCGAGCAGTGGCTCGTCCCCTGCCCGCACTGCGGGTATCTGCAGGTGCTGCGGTGGGGTGGCCGCGACATCCCGTGGGGGTTGCATTGGGAGCCGGGCCGCCCCGAAACCGCGCACTACGTCTGCGGCGAGGATGGGCCGGAGAAGGGGTCGCTGCTCGGCTGTGGCGCCGTCATCGAGGAAGCGCACAAGGGCTACATGAACGCGCACGGCGATTGGGTGGCGGAGAACCCCGGGCACCCGACGACGCGCGGATTCCGACTCAATGCGCTCGTCTCACCGTGGGCCGCGTGGACGGACCTCGTGCGCGAGTTTCTCGTCGTCAAAACCGACCCAATCCGCTTCCGCCAGTTCGTGAATACCGTGTGGTGCGAGACCTGGGAAGACGACGGGTCCACGGTCGAAAAGGGGGTACTCGAAGAGCGCCTCGGCCGCGGCTACCCGAAAGATCCGACGCTCGTGCCCGCGGGCGTGGCCGTGCTCACGCGCTCGGTGGACGTGCAGGGCGATCGGCTCGAGACCGCGGTGTGGGGGTGGGGCGAGGACGAAGAGGCGTGGTTGATCGAGCACGAGCTCATCCCGGGTGACCCAGCGACACCGGCCCCGTGGGCTGAGCTGGCCGAGCGGATTGCCAAGCCCTACCCGCACGAGACCGGCGTCACCCTGCGCCCTGCCGTCACCTTGATCGACTCCGGCGGCCATCACTCGAAAGAGGTTTACACCTTCACACGGGCCCATGTCCGCGAGCGGGTCTACGCCATCAAGGGGAGCTCGCTCGAGGGCCACGCCCTGCTCGGCCGCCCGACGCGCAACAACTCTGCGAAGGCGATTCTCTTCGCGGTAGGGTCGTTCACCGGCAAGGAGTCGATCGTCGCCCGATTCGTGAAGGTGAAGGAGCCGGGCCCCAAGTACATCCACCTTCCGGCATGGCTGGACGGCGAGCAGCTCGCGCAATTCACCAACGAAAAGCTCGTGACCCGCTTCGTGGGCGGCCGCCCGAAACGTATCTGGATCAAGACCGGGCGGAATGAGCAGCTGGACCTGGCCGTCTATGCGCTGGCGGCGCTTCAGGCGCTGGGCCCCGCGACCGTGCGGAACCTCGGCGGCATCGCCAAGCAACTCGCCGAGCAGGGCACCGCGCTCAAGGCCCAGGAGGCCGCAGGAACGGCCAGCGAGGCCGCGTCAGACAGCGCCGACGATCCGCCAGACGACGGCGGGTACGTCCGGAGCGGCATGGGTCCGTGGCAATTCTGATGGGTCCAATGCGGACTGCGTCGCGTTTCGAGGTGACGCAGCCGCAGTAGGGGTCCGAA